TCAAGACACTCACAATGTCCGAAAGTTTGATGGTTATCTCTTTCTCATTAAAAGGCAGGCACAGGATCGATACCTGTGGGTGGTATTCAACGGGGATGGCGCAGAGGAAGCGCGCGGGGCTCATAACTCCGAGGTCCTAGGTTCAAGCCCTAGTCCCCGTATTTCGTTTTTTAGTCGTTACCATTATTTCTATTTCTTGTTATATCTTTGAATGAACCGATACAAGACATAGAGAGAAAAGATACTTATGCAAGCATAAAATGCTTTTACATATAAATCATCTGGTAATTTTGAAAAATCTTGCATCATTGTTTTTTCCACCTTGTTTTTATTTTTTCGATATTTTTTTATATTTGGAATTGTTGAATACTTATATTTGCATTTGGATTTTTGTTTTGACGACGACGACGACGATGACGATCCCGAGTCAGAATCAGAATCATACTTTGAATTTACAAATGTTTCTGAGCATCTTTGTGATGGATCTGCCGGATTTGTTTTACTGGGAAATGTGCACGGGTCCATGTTTATCACATCGGCAACTGCGACATACTTGGTTTCAGTCCCATTATTATCCCGTCCTGTATCATTAAAATTTGCATCAGTTACAGGAGTGACCGTATTCAGGGTTATTGACATGCACGGCGGGTTTTGTCCCATCATAAATGACTTGAAAATACCAAGCGGATTTAATTTACCTAAATCGCCTAGCGTTCCAGGAATTAGCCCTTCAAATTCTGTAAAGTTGGTTCCGCCTAGACCCGATGATATAAATGGAATATTTCCATTTGGAATATTATTAACATAAATGTGTCGGTCGACTAAATTATTTGATGCAACATCTGTGCACTGCCCGCCCGTTTTTAAAAAGAACTTATCACCTAAAGGACCACCTGTAGTAGAACCACCCTTTCCAGTGACGAGAACTTCAACATAATTAATCAATCCACCAATGTTGTTGGCAAGTGCGCTGAAATTTCCATCAGCTGACATGCCCATATCGGATGGTTTTAAAATGCGTTTCCAGTACAAGTAGTCAGGTCCCAGCAAACTCTGCTCCATCCCTTTCATATCCGTCATTATATCTGAAAAAAAGTTCGACATTATAATAAATAAATAATTGAATAATTGAATGAATTTAACTTTGATTATATATATAATATAATTATTTAAATAAAATAGTATTAATATAATAAAAAAAATATTTATAAAAATGAATGGCGGAAGTGAAGAAACAGAAATGAAACTTTTGAATCACGCACAAACAACACAAACAACACAAACACAAACACAAAAATTAGATGAAGTTGCATTAAAGGAATTAAAGGCAACTTTGAAAACGGGAGACCTTTTGGTATGCGATGACTTGCAACATAATTCGTGGGGAATATTTAGCTGGTTTATTAAATTCATGACTCAAAGTGATTATTCTCACGTTGGAATTGTTGTAGTTGACCCGGTTATGACGACCCCAAAATTGAAAGGTGTTTACGTTTGGACATCGGGTATATCAGACACACCCGATCCAGAAGATAATAAAAAAAAATTCGGTGTTCAATTTGTTGAGTTTGATGAATTTTTGAACACATATGAGGGAAAAATTTATCTTAGACGTTTGAAATGTGAATCGCAAGAGCAGTATCATAAACTGTTCAATGCAACCACGTTGCAAGAAATTCACAAAGTCGTATATGATAAGCCGTACGATATCGTGGTAACTGACTGGATAGAGGCGTATTGCAAGAAGGATGCAAATCCGCAAAAAACGTCGCGATTTTGGTGCAGCGCATTAATTGGATACATATACACCAAGTTGACGCTTTTTGACAATGGTTTAGATTGGAGCATATTGACACCGAGTTACTTTTCGAGCGAAAATAAAACATTTAAAATGTTGCACAATGTGAAACTCGAAAAAGAGTATCAAATTTGGGGTTGACGAGTTACGAAAAATATATTTAATATTATTTCAATTTATTTATTTATTTATTTATAAAATTGATTATTTTATACATGAATAATAAAATAATCAATCAAACAATCAATCAAATCAACTTGTAAACATGTCAAAGCCGCAACAACAATCACATCAAGATTGGGAACCCGTTGTTTTTAATAAAAAACCAGCAGCAGCAGCAGCAAAACCGTTGAATGTACCGGCAACAACTTCATCATCGTTGGCATCCGTTGGCATTTATGCAGCTGCATCGGACGATGATGTGAAAAAAACAAAATATGTTTCAAAAAATACTTCATTGGCTATTAGTCTTGCAAGACGCGAAAAAAAAATGACGCAAAAGGAACTAGCACAAAAATGCAATTTTGAGGTTTCAATTATTTCAGATGTTGAAAGAGGAACGTGTGTCTATAATGCGGCACATGTGAATAAAATACAAAGTATTCTGGGAGTAAAAATTCCGCGAGTCTAGATGTAAAAAGAATATAATATAAGATAAGATGTAAAATTATGTTTTTTTTTATCTTATTTTGAACACGATGATTATCGATAATAAACCTATATAGAGGGTTATTAATATTTTATATACATATACATACAATAAGCTATGAGGAATATAACTTTACTAAAAATGCTCAAAGACACATCATCATCTACGAAAAAAAAAGCAAATCCGAAACACACTGGTCACGACAGTGGTGAGAGTGACAATGATGACGATGAATCAAAGATTATTCGGGAAAATAATCATGTATACTTTTATAGCGAAGTTTCTCGCGAATCTATATTTAAATTAAATATCCTTTTGAGAGAAGCAGAAAAGTTTGTTCATACAATGTCGTTTGATTTAAATGTGAAGAATATTCCTATTTACCTTCACATTAACTCATTTGGCGGTTCGCTTTACGATGCGTATGCCGCAGTGGATGCGATAAAAAATTTGCGTGTTCCCGTTTATTCCATCATTGAAGGCTGCGCTGCATCTGCAGGAACAATCATTAGCGTGGTTTGCACTAAGCGATTTATAGGTAAGAATGCTCACATGCTTATTCATCAATTAAGTAGTAGTATGTGGGGGAAAATGAGCGAAATTGAAGATGAATATAAACATTTGAATGAATTGATGAAACAAATTAAACGACTATATGGCGAATACACAAAAATATCAAAAAAAGAATTGACTGAATTATTAAAACACGATATTTGGCTTAATCCGCAGACATGCATTCAATATGGATTGGTTGACGCTATTTATGATTCTTCGTCGTTATGAAAACACAATTAATATACAATAAATACAATTATATAATGTTATAATTAATATTGAAAAAATAGTATTAAAAAATATTACATATATTATATAAATTATAGTAACATGGATAAAAGTGAAATTTCGGAATTATTTCATTCACAGTTGGAAGCCGTTTTCAAAACTTTTAATTACGATGCCGCTTTCTTGAAATGCCTCAATGTAAATAACAAGGAAATTATTGTAAATTTTCCAGTTGTATTAGATGATAAACGGGTTGAAATTTTTACCGGGTATCGTGTTCAACATAATAATTGGTTGGGTCCGTATAAAGGCGGATTGCGTTTTAGCGAAGAGGTCCACATGGAAGAGTGTAAAGCGCTGGCATTTTGGATGACAATAAAATGCGCGCTTCACAAGTTACCGTTTGGCGGGGCAAAGGGGGGTGTAATGTATAATCCAAGAAAATATTCAGAAGATGAAAATAGGAATATTTCGAAAGCATTTTGTGCCGCTATTTATACAAACATTGGTCCGACTCTTGATATACCGGCGCCGGACATCGGAACGTCGAGTCAAACAATGGACTGGATGGTTTCAAAATATCAAGAGTTGAGTAATGACGAGAACAAATTAAATCTAGGATGTTTTACGGGTAAAAGTGTGGATTGCGGAGGGTCACTGGGACGAAACCATTCTACCGGATTGGGTGTTGCATTAACAATTGATTATTGGAATAAACATCATAAGGATTTTATTGATGCTCCGTTGAAAACATATATTGTGCAAGGTTTCGGAAATGTCGGCATTTGGACGATGCATTTTTTGAATCAGTTTGGTTACACGTGCTTAGCAGTTGGCGACCACACCGGGTATTATAAGTTTAATGAAGCGTCTGGTGGCATTGACATTGAATTATTGAAAAAATACAACGCTGATAATCGAGGATTATATAATTTGGAGACTTCGCCTCTATTTGAATGCGTGGATAAAATAAGCGAACAAGATTTTTGGAAAATGAAATGTGACATTATAGTTCCAGCCGCAAAAGAGCTGCAAATAACAAAAGATATTGCCCAAAACATCGATTCTAGTTGCAGGCTTATTGCAGAAGGTGCAAATGGACCGACAACTGCCGATGCCGACGCGTTGCTGTTTGAAAGAAATATTGAGGTAATACCTGATGTGCTGTGCAACAGCGGAGGTGTGGTTGTGAGTTATTTTGAATGGGTGCAAAATAACTCAAATGACCATTGGAGCTTAGATTTAGTTGAAGAACGGTTGACAAAAATGTTGTTCAATACTTGTGATAATTTATTTGTTTTAAAGGATCAGTATAAGGGAGGGTTTATTTGGAGGAAGGGAGGGAAACAAGATAAATACAGTAATAGAACGTTGGCTTATAAAATATCGGTCGATAATTTGTTTCATAATAAAAAATAATATGTTTCGAATGTTTCCAATGTTTCGAATCGGTTAATTTCCCGTACTACCAAACCCTCCTGATCCTCTCTCTGTTTCTACCAACTCTTCGACTTCTTGCAACTCATTTGTGAATATTCTCTCAAAAATTAATTGTGCAATTCTGTCGCCAGTTTTTATCGTAAAATCGTATGCCCCATGATTAAATAAAATAACTTTTATTTCGCCCGTATAGTCGCTGTCAACGACTCCGGCGCCAACCTGTATTCCATATTTGAACGTTAACCCGCTTCTCGGAGCAATTCTTGCATAACAGTCTTTTGGCACCATGATGGAAATGCCGGTGGAAATTGCGCACCATTTTCCAGGCGGAACGGTTGCGTCAACGGATGAACTAATGTCCAATCCAGCGCTGCCTTCGGTGGCTCTTTTAGGTACAACTGCGTGCGAAACTAGTTTTTTCACTTGAAACATTTTGAAAGCGAATGAATTAATTATATAAAAGTATATAAATTTATATTTATACTTTTATATAACATATATTTTATATATATTTTTTTAGAATGGCATTGATTGTTGCAAGTTTATTACAAAGGGATGCGGTGTTGCGCTCCATTGGTGCTACAAATTCAAAAATATACGAAGTTTTATCAGAATACATGTGCGGAGAGACGTATATTAAATCAAAGATTGAAAAATTGGACATTATTTATAAATTAGAAGTAATAGAAAGTTATATTTCAGAATTACCAGAAACGGTTCATGAAAAAACAAGCATACACAAAGCGTTGACGGGCATTCATGACATGTGCACGAAATTGCACAATGAGTTGGATGCAATTTTAAAAAAGATAAAGACTCATAATGAAAAATATTTTTATTATTTGAGGACATTTGATATTTCATCAGATTTGTTGAACCTTGAAACGCATGTATATAATTTAAATCACAGGTTTAAAATGTTTTTAGGGTTGCATCAATGCAACCACACTTCCATATAAGGAAATTGAAGGTTTGTTATACCGTCACAACAAAATGTCATTTTGTAAATTTTTCTGGGAATGTCATTGAGTATTTTATTTTTAATTAATTTAGCGAAACATTTAGTATTTTATTTATTTTAAATTATTATTTTTTATAAGATTATTATGTTATATATATACATATATATATATATAGATATCAATGCCATTAACCGAACGCAACACGAACATATCGAGGACAGGAGAAGGCGCAAGGGCAGGGACAGGAGCAGTAGCAGAAGGGAAAGAAAATAGGAATACCCCCAAACAAAAGACCCCTGTTAAGAAGACCAAAACCGCCGCCGGTATAATAACAAAACTTCCTCGTCGTAGCCGTAGCCAGCGTCGTAGCCGTAGCCAGCGTCGTGGTCGTAGCCAACGTCGTGGTCGTAGCCAGCGTCGTGGTCGCGGTCGCAATTAAATAAAAAAATCAACGGATGAACTAATGTCCAATCCAGCGCTGCCTTCAGTGGCTCTTTTATGTACAACTGCGTGCAAAACTATTTTTTTCACGTGAAACATTATGAAATTGAATTAATTATATAAAAGTATATAAATTTATACTTCAGAATCATGATAATAAGTAAATAAATAATAATTATGATAATTTATATAAACATATATGTGAATATATTACACACGTATATATTTTATAATTTTATAACATTTGTTTGTATGACAAATCAGCCCGACACGACAACAGAAAATACAATCCACGACCAAAGTGATGGCGCCGACATTGCGGAAATGGTTACGGCGTTGTATAATAAATACGCGAATTTGCCAAATGTTCAACAAAAGTTGATTCATCACATTATGGATGCGTTGCCGACAATTCTTGAAAATGCTGTTCAGCAGTGTAAACAGAGAGAAGATAGAAAAAAGTCGCTAGAAGAAAAATCGGATGAATTTATTGAAGAATTTCTTGCAAAAACACGATATTTTTATAATTCATGCACCGAGTTATTTTTTATTTATTCCGATGATAAAACATACGAAGTTATAAAAGAGGACAACATTCAACATTCTATTTTAACAACGATTACGGCAAGTCACAAAGACTTGTTGCCGTGGAAATATAAAATAAAAATACAAATTATAAAACGAATTCGAGAGAATAATAATATACTTAAATCAATTCCAGAATCGGAAACAATTCAAAATGTTATTCGGTTTCTCACACCCGCGTTATTTTACAATAAAGACACAGTGAAATACTTTCTTACAGTAGTCGGGGACATTCTACATAAAAAAAATTCACTTCATTATTTTATTAATTCAAAAACTTTTATTCCGTTTGTAAAAGAATTAAATCAGGAGTGTTACAAGTACTATGGGATTAATTTATTACCTCATTTCAAGTTCAAATACTATGAACACACAAATGAAGATTGCCGACTTGTAAGCGTGTGTGAACTATCAAATGCTTACGACGATTATTTTAAATCGCATATTATTCCTCACATTATTGATTTATTTTGCGTCGCATCTCATTACTCAACGCGATATGTGTCTGCCGATTTGTTTTTGGATAAGTACTGTAACGACTACTCTGTGATAAATCACGCCCTATATTTAAAACATAATACCGACCTTGAAATAGTTTCACGGTTCATTAATGCGACCACAGAAGAGTGTCCTGGTTATAATATAACGTGTAAAAATATGTCGTATTTATGGAAAATATTTATTGAAGAAGAGAATATTCCGAATATCTTTTTTAATCATTCTCTCCAACAACTATTATCAACACACTGCGAAGAGTTGAACTTGTCAATAGATGCACTTCAGTTGCCAGGTGATGTTGAAAAGACGGTTATAAAAAATAGAACAAGTAAACATTTGCCATTTGTTTGCAGTTTCATGTCATTTTGGAATACTTATATTATAGATTTCAATAACGCAGAAGCGGAAGAAGAATCGGAAGAAGAATATGAACTAGAATTGGACGAGTTGTTGTCATTGTTTAACAAATCAATTAAACGGTCTGCTACGACGCTGTTGCACAATAATGTGACGGATAAAATGTTACTGGGGTTAATAAAACATTTTTACCCGGACATTATTATAGAAGATGACAAGTATTTAATTCATATTGGATGCAGGTCAAACATCTGGAATAAAAGGGGGGAAATTGAGGAATTTATAAAAAAATACAAGGAGTCGAAAATGGACAGCGTAAACGTAAGTCAGTCATTGTACGCAATTTATCAGTGTTATTGCAAATACGCGTTTGATAAGGAATATAATATCATTAGCAAACGATGGTTTGAAAAGTATTTCATGTCGGTTTATAATTCATATTTGATTGATACCGAAATAAATGCGAATATAATTGTTTCACCAAAATGGTTCAGTATTTAATTTTTGTATATAACAGAGGGGAACATGGGTTCCCCTACATAGGAGGGGTCAGAGGGGAACATGGGTTCCCCTACATAGGAGGGGTCAGAGGGGAACATGGGTTCCCCTACATAGGAGGGGTCAGAGGGGAACATGGGTTCCCCTGTTATTTCCCATCAGTTTTATATACAGGGGCGCTTGATTTGGCGTCTTCTGCAGACCGTTGCGCATTCTTTTGATCTTCCAAAAATTGAGCAGCCGCGATTCGTGCTTGTTTGGGTGTTTGAACACACGGAACTGACAGCATGTAGTTGTAACTAATTGATGTGATTAATATTCCTGTGAGCAAATACCAAATAAAATAAGAAACAAGATTTTTCAGCATAATGTACTTTTTAAGTTCATAAAATAATGGATTGTTATTAGCCGTTTCATCCTCAATTGGTTCAAAGTCGGTTTTAAATAAATTTACACCTTGACTTACGCTTTTATTCCAAAAATCTTTTATATTTTCATCATTAAGCGTGTTGATAATCGTAGAAGGGTCGCCAAGTATGTTTTGAATTACTTTTAATGTATCACGGGTCCCATTTTGGTTGTCAACATTTAGCAACTTTTCTGTGAAAAGCGACGAGACGCCCATGATGCTTGCGACAGCATAGCCAATAGTATTTGAAAAGGCGGCAAGCCAACCAGGAAACATTGTGAGTAGTAAATTGAGTAAACCGAAAATAAGAATCCATGGAATAATTGTTGCAACAGCTGCGGTTCCAACATTTGAAGGACTGTTGCACAATTGTTTGGCTAAATATATGTTCAAAATAAATTGACTTATAAGTACTAAAATGAAATAAATAACAAATAAAACGGTTGCTTTTTCTGGCATCATATACTTCATCGCGAAATACAGAACTGTTATTCCAATGTAAACATAAATGGAGGTGGCTGGGTCAATGACTTCCGCAGTTGCCGCTTTTGAAGGTACAGCCTTTGAAGGTGCCGCCGGCTTTGTTGTTGTTGTTTGAGAAGACATTTTTTATTTATTTAGTAATATTAAAAAAATTGTGATATATTTGTATTATCAATATATTAAATTTTATATTAAATACTGTGTATAAAATTAATATGAAATTATCTCTCGTCTTTTACAAAAATAAAAAAAATAAAAAGATATAAAAGTAAAACGTAAAACGTAAAACAGATACACATCTAACACTTGATGAATTTTTTCAGAATGGGGAATGGACTAGGTCAAGATGACAAACCATTTTTAACTGAACCGGGTGTAAAATCATTTATTAGCGGCGTGTTGAAAGGTTGTCATCAAATAAAATCACACCACTATAATACCGTATTCAATGTATCAATGTTTGCATTATTTTCCATACTTTTAGGAGGAATCTTATATTTCAAGTACAAGGGGAAACTTACTCCTGAAGAAAAAGAAAGAAAGAAACAAGAAGAAAAACAATACATTTTAACAAAACTAAACAATGTGTCTGCAACAATAAAAATGGACCGGCAAAAAGGCGGTGTAACTCATGCGAATTTAATTACAGATTTGCCTTCATGGTAAGGGTAAGGGACGTGCCGTCCCTTATAATTCCTTGCCTAAGGGACGCGTTGTCCTTTATAGCCCGCTTTAACTTATTTGAACTTGTATAATATAATATTGTATAAAATTATATTATTATTTTGTATAATATGCTTCTTGAAGAACGTTGTTATGTTATTTACGGAAAGGGGTTTGACCCTTTCAAAATAAAAGGTTATTCCAATAAAAATAAACTAATAAATAAATTAAATTTAAAAGGATTTAATCCAAAAAGTTCTTTATTAAATTGTAATTCATATTCTGGTAAGAAATGTAAAACTACGCCTACTCTTTATTTACCATAACCCTTAATTTATTTAATCTATATAATATAATATTGTGTAAAATTATATTATATTGTGTAAAATTATATTATATTGTGTAACTTGAATATGTCCAGTGAATCAGAAGAATCAAATGATGAAAAAATTATAAATTACTTCAGACTTAAACAAGATTATTTTGAAGAAAGAAAAAAAATAATTAATAATTTATACAAAAAAACCAAATTTATAGACTCGACAAATGAAAAAAAAAGGCTTGCAATCAAGGAAGAAATTTTAGAATCAGCAACCATCAAGTCTATTTTATTAAAAATGCAAAAGATAAAAAAAAGTCGTGGGTTTAAGCTGGGAAATACGCACAACCTTCATGATTTGATAGAAACACAGTTCAAAAAGGTGGAAGAAATGAAGGAAAAAATTATAAACTTGAAACTGGATTTATTATTTAATTATAAAACTGAAGATGAAGCTCTTGCCGAAATTACTGTGAAAATCCCTGAATTCAATAAGCAGCTTGAAATATACAAAAAATACGTTTCTGATTATGAAAATGTTGTGAATAGTAAAGAACGACACGTGCAGCTAATTCGGATTCGCGATGATATTCAAGCTATATTAGTAAACATTGAAAAACAACAAGAAATTATGAATCAAAATCCGGACCCTTCGATAAAGCTCGAAATTATTCATAACATTCTTGAAACATATCAAACTTCTCTTCAATTCAATCCTGATTACCAAGAAGATGACAAAGCAGAAGAAGGAGAAGGAGAAGAGGGTGAAGCAGAAGAAGGGTCAAGGCGAAAAAAGGATACTGAAACTACAAAACAAATGAAAATAAAGTACGCAGACTGTTCATTGTACAAAATATGCCCGGATGATGATGAAGTGTACCTTGTACAAAGCCCATACACTATTTCGCAATTGGAAGTTGTTATAAAAAAATAAAATAATATATATATAGTAATAATAATAATAAATAATAATAATAATAATTAATTATTATAGTTACAACAATAAACAATAAATAATAAACAATAAACACAATGACTACAAATACTCCAAAAATAAATAATCCACAAAATTTTAGAAGTTCAAATACTTTAACGACTACGCGAAAGCCGCACTATGCAACAAAAGTTGAGACGGCATTCAATGTGATTCCGGGCATGCATCGTCCGAATGCAAATGGTGTTCCGTCCAATATAAATCAGGGCGATTTTATAGGACCAGATTTTAAAGCGCGCCCGCTGAAGCATTGGCGCAGACAGCTAGTTCCCACAAATTCGTCAACAGACAACTCTAGCCAAAAACGAATGGCAACAGTGCAGTTGATGGATACACCGGGTTCAAGCGTATACAAAACAAATGAAGAATCCTGCGACTGCATTGAGACGGGTGGGAATTCATTTCAAATAGCAGATACATATGCGGAAAATAGTTTTAATAATGGATATAAAATTCAAAATAATGGTGCAATATCTATTCCAACAGAATTTATTAGCATTCCAATTATTATTGAAATCTTTCTCGACATTCCAGGAGCTCCAACAATTTATGACATTTTTTATGATGAGGACGAACCAACAGTCCCGGATATTTATTTTGTTACCCCGATAACTCCGATTGCTGAAACTATTCCGGACCAAGAAGATCAAGTAAATGTCGATGAAAGTTATGAAATAATTACCAGCGTTTATAATACGGCGTGCATTGCCTGCAATCCCGAAAATAATCGAATTAAATCGGGCATTTGCACGTTGAAACAATCGTATTATGAAACCGCGTCTGGCTATTTACAGTCTAGATGCAGAACAGCAGCTCAACGACTCTCAACAACCAAAAAGGCGGACGGCGTCTATTATCCAAGTGTAAATGATAATATTCCGTTTGAATTTTTGTACCCGACGAATGCGCTGAATGGTCCGCAAGTTTATCAATCAAAAAATTGTTCAAATCCTAAAACGTATAACAATAACGCGCTGAATCAACCCGCCAATAGCTATTGCAGCACGATATACAAGCCAAATAACCCGCAATTTGCGCAACAAGGTGCAGTATCGGGAAGCACGCGCCTTCAAAAATTGAAAGCAGACACGATAACAAGCAACGGGTTTTCATTGTACTCGGCATATGGAGCAACAATGGCGAATGCTGGTAATTTTCAGGGAACAAATGCGTCGAGTAATTATTTTGTAAAAAATAGAAATTATCCGCTCGAAGGTTTTATACAACTGAGTAAATATCGTGAAAATAAACGGCTGGCATGCTGTGATGTTTTTTAGGGGATCTCATACACTTTGACTTTATTATCATCTTCTAGTAAACTAAATTGAAGTTTATATGAAAAAAGATGATCTAAAAAGTTGCTCGAATTTCCGTTGTTGTTTATAATTTGCGCGTCTTCAATTGTACACCCGCCTTTAATAAAAGTTACATTCGAAATCGTTCCGACGGGTCCAGTTTCTGTAGGGGACTCGCTGCCAATTGAAAGTTTAACATTATCATCAATAATGTAGTTCATGAATGCGTCATTATATGAGACACACATGTTACTTTGGGGCGATTTATAACAGTTTATTGTACTTTTATCATTCCTAGTCAATGAAGTATTCAAAATAATTATGTTATTCAACCTGCCATTAATAAATACATCTAAAGCACGACTACTATCGGCAAATCCAGTATTGGTGTTATATATTGGTTTTGTAGTTCCATCTTTTGCTGTAAAAAACTGATTTTTAGCTTCGTTATAGTCATCATCGCCATTATAATTTAAAATTATATTCATTGGTTCCTTTATTGGTAACACAGACGTATTCTGTAACACAGACGTATTCGCATAAAACGTTGGGACTAAGGGAGAAATCATTGGAGTGGTATATATATCTTTATAAGATTCATTTTGTCCAAAGATAAGTTTACTGTCAAAGGATACGCTATTTTCAAGTACTCCACTAAACGTCATAATCAAACTACTTGTACCTAAAGGATTGGGGGTCTTATAACTAATACTGTATTTCTTTTCTGGTGTAATCTCTATATTGAACTTGGGAGAAATGTTAGTTTCACTCCATTTACCCGCCGCGTTCATAATTTTATTAAGCATATTTGCAAGAGTAACCGCATTATACGAACCATTAGGAATAGTATAGGTTAAAGGTTCCCCATTATTGAAATTTATACCACTAACTTGAAAGATATTGTTACCATAAGCAACATTCACATTGGTACCGTCGTTGCCTGTTATTCGATAATCACCGGTTGGGTTCGATGTATTTTCAAAAAAGGTTGATTTTATGGACAAATTGCAAGTTTTGTCAATGTATAATCTAAATATTTGGTTTGGTGTGTTATTCATCGTCAATATGTCGAAACTTGCATCACTTGTAGTCGGCGGCGGCACCCACGAAGATATATTTAACCAAAGTGATATTGCGAATGCGCCTCTATTTAATTTTTCATTTGACTGTACGGCAACAACGGTTGTTGTGCCAATAATAGGCTGCGAAGATGTTGTTATCGCAATGCTTTGTTTTTGTTGCATGTAATATGAAATTAAAATATATACAACAAGAATTAAAATGACAAGCAAAATAATATAAAATATGTCTAGTTCTTTTCCATAAAATAACATTAGAGGTTTTATTTTTTGTATATAATATGATTATAATTATTATTAAATAATTACAATTATAATTATTTAAACAATGTGGGGGGAGACAAGCACCCCCCTACGACCCCCCCCCTTCTTAAAGGGAGAGGTTAAAGGAGAACCGTAGGTTCTCTTTGGAGAGGTTAAAGGAGAACCGTAGGTTCTCTTTGGTTCTCTTTCTAAATATCAAGACGAGACAACTCCACATTGTCTTTCACAAAGGCGAATCGTATTTTGTACTTTGTAAAAAAGTCAGCAACTCCACCGCCTCCACCTCCATAACCGCTAGAATAAACGGTCCAGGCATCTTGCGGTCCAATTGATTTGTTATCAAATGTTGTAGAGATATAACCGACAGAACCACCTGTACCTCCCACAGAAGTAGTTCCAGCAGGCAAAGTATATGTAGTGGTCAACGCAATTGTTTTAACAAGCTTGCCGTTGATGTAAACATCCACCGAGTTTCCACTATTTACAGATACAATAATTGATACCCATCTCTGAAGTGGCACTAAACCTACAATTACTGCTGAGGCACTTCCTATAGTAATAGTTAAATTATTTATGGTGGTTGCTAATTGCAAAGCAAAGTAGTTGGCGGTGTTGACTGTGCCTGCTGTTATAATATTACTACCACTAGCGCCCCAAGTATCTATAGCAATCCAAGTTGAAAATGTAAATGAATTAGTTGAGGTAGTAACGGCGAGCGGAGTTGAAGTGGTTAATTTTGTTGTACCACTCGAAGTTTTTGAAGAAGAAGAAGATACAATGCTCCAAATAAAATAACCAACTACAATTAAAAGTATTACAATAATAACTGTCGTCCAAGAAATATCCATGAGTGTTCTGTATTTATATTATGAAATGACTTATATATAATGTGTATTATATATTAATATAATAATTATTTATTTTTTTATTAAATAATTATTATTATTGATTTTGATAAAAATCCTATTAATCCCTCTTTCTCTTCATTTTTATAACAATAAATAAAATAAAATATATAATTGATCAAGAGAAACAAGAGATGAGAATAGATATATTCCTAAAATCTTAAAAATAAAAGAATAAAAAGAATAAAAAGAATAAAAAGAATAAAAAGAATAAAAAGAATAAAAAGAATAAAAAGAATAAAAAGAATAAAAAGAATAAAAAGAATAAAAAGAATAAAAAGAATAAAACGAATAAAACGAATAAAACGAATATAATAATATTTTATTAAAAGTTTGGAGATGTCGGCGGATTTAGGTGTTTGTGTGTGTTGTATATCCACGATATTGCATCACTTCCTAAAACACTTCGATAATAGACAATGTTGCATGCTTGTCCATATATTCCCTTATTTTTTCCTACAGTTAAACTTGTTACAAGTGGGGGAATCACATTTTGCACTGAAGTTTTTAATTTATTATTTAGAAACACGTCCATCGTGCCATCATTGTTGAAGTTTATAAATAAATGATTCCATCTTTGCAAAGGAATTTTGCTTTTTGGTTGAGAATCGTCTGAAATTTGACTACCACTAACAATAATTTTTAATACATTATCAGTTGCATCATAATTTACAGTTGGAGCTCCTGAAAAGTCAAGTATACTTACGCCACCAGATGTTGTATAACTTGAATTTGTGTTTTTAGGTTGAGGGTGAATATAAAACCATGCAGACAATCCATAGTTATAAGTTGGCTTGTTGTTTTGTTTAACGTTGTCTGCCAGTGACGGTGTCAAAGATTTTGTCTGGTTATTATTTGAATCTGTAGTTGTAAATTGCAATGTTTCGCTTTTTACATTTAGAGGCAACACGCTATCCAGTATTACTTCGCCATTGTGATTAATGATCGCATCAAACGCTTTTGGAAGAACAAACAGTAATGCAATCAGTATGATTTCAATAAGAAGGATAATAAAATAAGTCCATTGTGTCGTCTGTGCTAGTTTGAATTCGGTCTTGAAAAATTCAACGACGTCTAAAAACAAACAAGGTATATAAATGAGTGTTTCAAAAAGTAAACCAGACCAGGATGGCGGTCCGGTTATATAACCTGGTGCTTCTGCGCCAATGAATTTGACAATCATGGCAAAAATACCAACAAGTATTGCAATATTTATGGCAAATAATACCGTGTTTGCAATCATGGGAACATTGTTATAAACATGCAAAATTGCAAGAATGATTCCAAGAACAATTCCGATTAGTACCGCGTATTTCAAAAATGATGTGATAAAGGGGACAAATGCTTCAAATCCCATAACAAGCAATGATAAAAGTGCAAATCCGATGAATAAGAATATGCACAAGAAAATTGATTTATTATCAGACACGATTTGGTACGGTTGTTTTGTATAAATGTAGACAACTAGAGCCAAATACACGAGGAAAATAATAAACATTGAGTTTGAAACAAGTTGCACCAAAAATCCCTTTACGAAATAACTGCATAAGAAGTTGGTGATTTTTGTTATAGAGTTCCATGCATCTGTTACAGACGACATTGACATGCTGCTAAAAAAGTTATCGACTGACTCGGTTACATTTACACCTTTTACGACCACAATGTATAGCAAATGAAGCAGTACCAATCCGATAATTATAGCCATGATAATTCCTGCAAACTTGAGGAGCGGGTTCTGGACAATCGTCGTGAGTGGACCGGCGACATTGCTGGCGACATCGCTGGCGACATCGCTGGCGACATCGCGGGTATCGCGGGCGACATTACTGGCGAGATTGAGTCCATCGCGGGCGATGGCATAGGCGAAGTCTTTTAAAAAAAGAAAAAGCAAACCCAACACAGAGACTAATATGAATATGATTACATAAATAGTTGGTATATTTATTACAAAGCGCAACATGGCTGCAAATGCGAGTATTAAAATTACACAAATTGAAAAAGACCATTCATTTCCAATGAAATTGTGAGCAACACCATATGATATTCCAGAAATTATTAAAATAACAATTAATAATATTATATATTTATTTTGTGAAATTTTTTGTCGTAGTTGTGACAAATTTGTTTTTGCATCAGTTCCTATTTTTGACCCTAAATTTTTAAATGACTCCACTACGTTTTTACCTGACATTATAATATATGAATTATGGACAAGAAAAGTATATACTTTAATATTATTATATATAATTATTATTATATATAATAACTAAAGAACAATAAATAGATGTACTCGCCCACCTGCCAGAGTTGCCTTTCCCTATGATTTCCAACGTAGGAGTACCAAATAAAAAATAAATAAAGACAATAATATTAGAGCAAACAATAAAAAATAAAAAATATTAATCTTGCTAGTCCACCAGTACATAAATGTAAAATAACTAGATGCTACAAGTGTGGTAAAAATTGAAAAATGTAACAGTATTGTAGACAAGTGTTGATTATATATATACGTTATCATCAGATTTATGAATTTGTTTATAAAATTTGTCACGGACGGCAGTGTTTCTTTGAAAATTAATAAAAAACCCATGACTATTCCAATTATTGTAAATGTTAGATTCACAGTATCTCCGAAGAATCCATTGTCATGATATCGAAAAGATACAATGATGAATGAAATCCACGTTATTAAATAAGTAATGATTGAAAATATGCTGAGTGGCGATGTTGGATTGGTTATTAAAGTTCTCGGTAAAAATTGAATAAATTTTCCATATTTCCAATCTTTTGTTGATAACCCAATAAAGATTCCGGTTATTATAATAAAACCTAGAAATGTTGCATTGGCAGCACACGTCCAACAAATAGAGTCTGAAATATTTTTTTTACAACCATCACACAATGTGTATATGTAATAACTATAGGAGCCAAGAACTAGCAAACCTATGCTAATTAAAATTGCCCAACCTACAGATTTACCATAAGTTGAACAATATGTGACTATTCCGGCTAAAACGGGAATGAATAACCCGGTAACGACTGCGAAATTTCTAGAAAGTTGACTATGTTCTATATTTTTCGGTTCGTCTATGTCATTTTGTGCCGCTATCCACCAATAAATGACACCAATCCATACTATATATGTAACTATTGGAAGAAAATATCTCTGTAATAGTGTTGTCAAACTATAATTTGTTATATTTAAATCAAACCCTCTGTTGTACAAGTAAGTCAATACGATCGCAAGTAACCATGCACCACTAAATACACCACCAATCCACTTTTCTTCTATCAAATATAAAAAAATATTTATAACAATGCATGCCGTTACTAGTAGAAAAAACTTCATTGTTGTGGATGTTGTGGATGTTGTGGATATTGTTGCTCCGACGGGGTTCATTGAATAAAATAAATTAAAATAAATACTATATATAATATATATTATTTATTATATATTAAAACTAACCACACACAAACAAACCAATGACACAATTCAATCAAAAATTTTCAAATGCTGTTTTTTTCCCGTGACAGTCTCTGCACAATGCCACTAAATTATCTACTGCATTGGAACCGCCATTTTCAAGGCGAATCTTATGGTCTACTTCAAACCAACTAGGCAGTTGTCGTTTGCAGTCGCCGCATTTCCACGACTGTTGAGCAGCCACAAACTTTTTCTTTGATTCGCTTACACTTCGTTTTGTGGCTTTTATTCCGGGACCATTTGTTGTTGTTCCGGTTGTCGCCGAGTTTCCTCCTGAGCTCATCATTTTATTTATATTATATTGTTGTCGCTTAGATGTACTTGCATTAGCATTAGACCAATCTTCCGCTTCATCGTCGTTGCCGTTGTTGCCGTTGATGCCGCTAAAAAATGTGCGTTTATTTGTCATATCGAATAATGGGGTCAGCATGTCTGCCGATTCTCTGCTGATTGGCATATATTTGATCAACTCATTCGCATGGTGCATAATTGTTTGAGAATTTGCCGGGTTCTTTTTTAAAAACAAATACATGGATAATCCGAAGAATCCAAATGTTGCCATTTTGATATACTTTCTCGCGTTTGCCGTCTCCACCATTTTAAAATACTTTCCGTCATAATAAGTATTCAAAATCAATGCGGCGGTTATAATAAAGATAATGAATTCGAATTTAAATTTCATATTGTGAATTATTATATTTTTGTGACTAAACTAGTATAATAGTTTTTTATTTTAATTTATCTTTTATTTTATTTATTTTATCTCTCTTCTCTCTTAAATAATTTACAACAACTGTCTTTTTATAAACAAATGTGTTGGAATATATAATCCCACGTATGTATCTTTATAAAAAAAAACAGTTGTTGTAAATTATTTAAGAGAGAAGAGAGATAAATGTAAATAAAAATGTAAAAATTAAAGGGAAATGTAATTAAAATCAAGTTATTTGCGTCAAGTTATTTGCGTCAAGTTATTTGCGTCAAGTTATTTGCGTCTAGTCTTGTTTGTAATTTTAAGTGCAATCCACTTGTAAACGCCATTTTTGTCTACAGCTGATTTAAAAAACTTTCCATTGTTACCTTTTTTTGTTTTATTTTTACACTCATTTGCAGGAAAGGGTGGAGATGACCTTGTTGTGTATTTTTTCTGGGTCTGTTTTACACATTTTGATTTAGCTGGCATTATATAAATATGAATATTATTATATATAATGTAAAAGAAAAAAAAATAGGGCGCAATTTATGCACCAGGTCCCTTAATATCCTTCAAGCGATGTGGAAACATGTGGAAACCTATAAAAGTATTTGACTAAATTCGGGGGGTGGCATATTTGGTGTTGTGGGCAACAGTGGAATGTATGCATGCGGCTCCACAATTTGAATGCAATTGGAAAATGGTTTTGTTTGGGTGGGTGGCACGTGCATACGACCGAATGCATCATTTGTGAATGAAATCAAATCGGCTGCCAGATACTTGCCAAAGTCATCCGACACATTTTTTTGCGGGTTTTTGAATGTGTCCATGTGGTCAGTGTATGTGTCGCGCGTCACAATGCTGCAAGCAATCGCGTGCTCTGTGCGAATCAAGTATGCCAGCAGAATGAAGAGGTCGTCATTCAACTTTAAACCCGACGGAGTTGTAATGAAAGTGATGCCGGCTTGTTGAAGAATTTTGTTCACTTCTGGGGCATATGTCGGGTTTAGTTTGACGTTGGTGTGCGATGCGTGAATGACAACAAGTGGAGAATGCTCGCGCGCTTTCAACAACTCAATCATTTTGCGCAAGTCGTTTGGATTTGGCTCACCATTTCGCGAGTGTAAAACGCTTCCGCCGTCAACTATAATGTCGTAGGCGGCGAAATCTGTTTGCAGTTTTTTCACAATGTCAAGAGGAAGGTGACTTTTCTTTTTTTTGTTTGCATCTTCATCAATGGCTTTCATGACGTTTCTCTCAACGACCTTCATGATTTTTTCAATGTAGTGACCGCAATTTTGAAGCGAGTAGCGACGCAGAGTCGAACACTTGTCAAATTCAGATTTGGTGCCGCCTGCATCATGCAGAAATTTGCCGTCCAAGTGACGAAGCAAGTGTGTAAGACCATTTTCAATCATGAACCGAACATCTTTTGGTTCCAACACGGCAACGTCAATGTGCATTTCAAATAATTGCGCGCTGTACACTGGGTCACTTTTGTAAACCATCAATTCGAAAAAGTCGCGCTTCATCGAAAGACGACCAAGCAATGATGCGATTAAAGCGTCGTCGCGCTCTTGAATTGCAAATCGCAACGTCATGGTGATGATGCCCTTTTCGCGCGTGGTTGCAATCAAAGCGGAGTTGCCGTACACAATTCGGCGCATTTCATCGGTGCGGTTGTTGCTTAGTGCTTGATTCATGTCTCTTTGAAACAGTCCAAGTTGTTTTTTTGTCATTATTTCTTTTTCTCCTGATTGTGTTGCTGGTACTGCTGCTCCCGTCACCTTTTTGGCGACAACCTCCATATTATATTGAATCTCTCGGAACTACAAAAAATAAATATATACATTTTTTTTTCAATTTATATTTTTTTGAATACTTATTTTGAATTCAAAATTATAATCTTCACTTTTATCATATTTTACACAAAACATATTAATATTATAAATTTTTATTTAATACACAATGATTCGGCAGTTTAAACGTTACCCTTCTACCCTTACTTTTAAGATACTTTTCAAACAACGATGCGGTGCTCTTTACAGAATGCGCTACTTCTTCCTTACTACCCAAACTCACATTTAACTCCGTTATATCTACACTCACTACTCTCTTGGTATACAAATAATCTAATATTGCCTTTCCTTTTGACATCTCTATTCCACCACTGTCCACTGTTCCAGTGGAAGGCACATATTTCGGGTCCATACAATCCACGTCAAATGAAATGTGAAACGGACGCGAACCTATAAATTCTTCAATCTTTGCCAATGCGGTTGGCAAGTCAGTATTTATTTCCGACGGCGTTATCGTCTTAATGTTATACTTGTGTATTATGTCAACTTCAAATTGGTCTAAACATCGCGTCCCCACAAACAATAAATTTTCTAATTTTAGCTTATTCTTTATAAATGGAAAATCTCCAGCAATATCTTTATCAATTCCTGTTATAAAACTCAAAGGCATTGCGTGGTAATTCTTTGCTAGCGCGCTTTTATATGTGTTTATGTCTCCGTGCGCATCAAAGTAAATTACTTTCGCATCCGGATACTGATTTAAAGTGTCTGCTATTGTTGCTATTGCCATCGAATGATCTCCGCCAATATTTATTTTTGGACCCCTTATTGCCTTGTTGACATTGTACAAGTTGATTAAATTCTTGAATAAATTATTTGTCATTTTTACTTTTATAAATTGGTGGTCTTTATGATTTATAAATTTAGAAAACTTTTCCGGCGTTTTATCTACACCAGGTTTATTTTGACCTAAACTTTCCGGGTAGAGAATAATTTTTTTAAATTCGTTTTTTCTCTTTTTATTTAACGATGAGTTATTCAAAAAATTTAATCGTCTTGTTTTGAACCTATTTTTATTTTTATTATAAGCATAGTCCTTTTTATTATTCTTTTTAACCAAGTGACACTTATACATTATATTACAATTTGCTTTCCCGTATTTCGCAACTTGACGGTTATACGAAGCGACACTACAATTTTTTTGTTTACGCGTTTTCATATTTAACTTTATATAATATAATATAAAGTTAAAATTATAATAAAATAAATAAAGGATTTCTATATAAGAATCAGAAAATTACAAATATGAAAAAAGAGGATGAGAAAACAAAAAAAGAAGAAAATAAATATTTATTTTACACTCAATATTATTTTACCGCCGGTGTTTATCATGTGGTAAATGTTGTAAATAGTATATTGAATTATTCTGCAACTTACTCGTCTGGTGTAAAAGAATATTTAGAAGAAAAGGTTTTACTTCAAAAGACAATAATTGATGAAATAGTCGCAGATGCAAATAAAAAAAAGTTTGAATTTGACGAGGATGATTATGTGATAATAAAAATGCGAAAGGCGGCGGTAGTGGTTCAATCAGTAGTTCCACTTCCAGTACCGGTTCCAAATAAAACATTTGAAAATAATGAAAATATAAATAATATCAATGGGGAGATTATTGTGGATGAAATTGTCAATGACATTATAAACAATGCGGTTTTGAGTGATACTGTAAACACAATTGTAAATGACATTATAAACAATGCGGTTGATATTGTTGCTGCTAGAAATTCATCTTGCGTTCCTTGTGTGGAATCACTCAATCATCATGACGATTATATTCCTCATCACAAAAGTTCTATTATCACTTCATCCTATTATGCTCAATTTGTGTAAACTCATTCATTCATTCTAATGAAATGAATTAGTAAGAGACGTAACTAATTTGTTAACATTTATTTTTTTGTCACCATTTGCCATTATTATTGTGGTAAATATCGATAAAAGTCTTGTGAGAAAATTGAAATACTTTGTTTTATTTATATCTGCGAGCATTTCGGGTTCTTTTATAATTGAAAAAAATACATTGTAGCAACACATGGTTCCCCATATGTCGCAATTAAATATATAAACTTTAGTAAAATATTTTGCGTATTGAAATTTGCCGGTTCCGGTTCCAGCCTGCTGGTCAAATTCGGTAAAATGGAATAACACGTCTGTAATATATGCGGATGCGTATTTGTGGTATGTGTCTTCAATAATTTGGGCTTCATAAGCTTCTTCATCAACGTTCGGGTTCGGGTCCATGTATTTTTTTTTAAACGTGTACGCGGCAATAAAAAATCGTTCAACATACGAGTAGTGCCCAATTTCTTTGAATTTTAAATATTGCGAAAGCGCAAACGAGGAAAGTTCTTGTTGAAATGAAGGAGATGACGGATTGTTGTGCGTTTGTAAAAACTCGCTATAACTCATCATAAAATCGGATGTGAAAATGATACTGCTAAACGGATTTGATATGGAAATATACCTATTCATAATTACTTCTGGAATGGGGTTATGCGATGTAGATATTCCCGATATTCCCCAGTCAATGATGGTGGGTTTTGGGTTTGTTTTTGAGAGACTAATGAGAATGTTATCTTCTTTAATATCATTGTGAATTACACCCATTTTATTCATTGGGACAATCGCGTTTACAATCAGTTCTGACATTATCTTGTTGAAAAGAATGATTCGCGCACTTGTGAGCCGTGTATCAAATAGCCACTCGTTTACTGAGACACCGGCGTTCGGCATATTTATTAACCGTAGACTATCAATATTTGCATTTATATTTGATTCATTTATTTCATTATTCGTGAAACTTGTGCACATGTTGTCAAATCCTTCCAGATCGCGCTTTGATATTTTTGCAGGCGAACAAAGTTTCGATTTTGTAAAAAGAAAATACTTGTGTGATTTTGGAATACTCTTTAAAGCATTATAAAATAAATGAATGTTGTCCATCTCCATTCTTGCGTGTTGTTTAAATAACAATTTTGATATACCCGTTTTATCGTACTTATTCCTTCGCGTGTTATTTTTTCTAATTTTATTTTTTGATTTACATTTCAATTGTGGTTTGAATACGCAACTAAATCCTCCTGGATATATCGGAATTCCTCCGCTCATTGAATATTTTCTTTTTTTTGTTATTGACATTTGATTTTGGTTTTTATTTATTTAAATTTTTTATATTAATTTAATATTTGGTTTGCCTATATTTATACAAATATTAAATTAATATAAAAAATTGAAATTATAGAATATTATAAATAAATATTATATATAAACCACACGTAAAATTACAAGTTATTATAAAATTCAAAATCCTTAAAGCATTTTAAATAATGGAAACTTATAAACTCTTGTAAATTATCTTCCTCCTTATGTAATGAAGAATGTAATTTTGTATTATCAATCATCACTACATTATCAATATTTTTAATCCATAAACCTACAGATAAGTCGCCATAAATACTTTGTAATAAATCATTATCATTAGTATCTCTTATGTAAGTGATCAATGAAAAATATAAAGATTTTGATAATATAAATCCTGCACCACCTGACATATAAAATGGTGGACTATAATTCATACATAATCTTCCTATATATAGTTTTTCGTTACAATCATAACTTTCTAATAAGTTATGTAAATTATTTATATTTATAAAAGTATCGTCGTCAATAAAACAATACCAATCATATTGTAGCGTCATATTTTTTAAAAATTGTACATATTTTGTAGGACAACTTTCATAATTATCTGCGGTATTCCATCCATATATATTTTTATTTTCATGATTCTTACAAGATAAAAAATAAATATCTGTATCATTTACATTTTTAAAAAATGTTTCGTTTTGCCATTTTACACGAGTATTTATATACGCTTCACAAGTTAAAACAATATAACAAATCTTTTTATTAGACATTTTATAAAATAATAAAATATATTTAAATCTATTTATTATTTATATAATATCAAACAAAACATGAACAACCAAATTTCTGAAGAAATCAAAAACTACCTTTTGGAACATGGACAGTTGGAGGCTCAAATGGTGGACCAACCAACCTATCGTGACAAAGTGTGTTGTTGGATACAGAAATATTTAAGTCGTCATGAAATTCATCTCCCTCCTCAAAAATTAATTTGATTTACTCATATTGTATTTAATAAATCCCAAAAATAACATTACAATAATGACGAAGACAACTTTTTGCCAATGTTTATATTTTTCTCTCGCCACAACGTGTTTAGGTTTATAGTTGTTGTAATAAATTTCTAAAGCATTATGAAGTGATATTTCTTCTTTATTTAGAGAAACATTGATTCGATTGTGCATAAAGTGAACCCACTTAATAAACGAGTCTCTGCTGTCGAGATACGGAGTAACTGGAAATGCGTCTAATAATTTACTAAAATTATTACCGATTGCGCTGGATGGCATAAACAACGGTAAATTTTGAATAAATTCGTAGTATTTTTTTTTTGTAACATCATTTGGATGTTTAGGATAGGACGTTGCCATTGTAAGTAACACAAACCAATAGTGTGGACCCCATACGTTGGAGTCTAAACTGTTTGTTGTAGTTGTTTTAGTTGTCATATTTTTCTAATTGGTGCGTTTTTTTATCTTTTTATGTTGTGTGTTTGTATTCAAACAATATAAAAAGATTTCATCTTTTACATATAACTAATAATCAAGAACAGTTGAAACAATTAAGATAAGATAAATATGCAAAAATTCGTTAATGATGGAAACGGCAACAGCAACGGCAACAACAGCAACTGCAACGGCAACTATTGTAATAACTGTGGAAAAAATGGTCACATATATTCAAATTGCAGCGTTCCAATTACAAGTATAGGTGTCATTGCATTTCGAAACTCGAGTGAATATGAAAAAATAAAAGAGGAAAATAAAAAAGGTGAATGTGAGTGTGAATGCAAACCTGAAAATAAATATGAATACTTGATGATTCAAAGAACTGATAGTTTTGGTTATGTTGAATTTATTCGCGGAAAATATTCACTGTATAATTGTCAGTATATTAAAAATATTATTGATGAAATGACAGTACATGAAAAAAATAACATATTAACAAAACCGTTCAATGAACTATGGTCATTATTATGGGGAGAGTATTCCGGAATACAATATAGAGGAGAAGAGCAGGTTTCAAAAAATAAATTTGTACAACTTAAAAATGGAATTGAGATGTCGTCGGGCGTTAAATATAATTTAGAATCTTTGGTTTCTTCGTCTACAACCAAATGGGAAACGGCAGAATGGGGGTTTCCAAAGGGGCGCAGGAACCATCAAGAAAAAGATTTAGATTGCGGATTTAGAGAGTTTGAAGAAGAAACGGGATATGATAAATTTAGCTTGAAACAGATACATAATGTGATTCCATATGAAGAAATTTTTATCGGGTCAAATATAAAATCATATAAAAATAAATATTATTTATCATACATGAGGAGAGACACAATTCAAAAAAATGAATATCAAACATCGGAAGTAAAAAATATGAAATGGTTATCGTACAAGGAATGCATGGACATTATTCGACCATATAATGTTGAAAAAAAAAATATAATCACGAGTGTGAATAATACTTTGAATAAGTTTGTAATATGCGATATACTTTGAACATGTTTTATACAAAATATAATTATAATGGGTATAAATCTATAATATATTATTATCTATAATATATTATTTGTTTATATTATATTATAGATTATTTTTAGTTTTATCAATCAATATTTTTAACATTTATTATGGAAAGTGAATTATCAAAAAAACAAATAGAACAACAAGAAGTAGTGGGAAGAGAGGAAGCATTTTGTAAATACAATGAAGCAACCGAAAGGTGTGTTTACAATCCGGATCTAAATGCGAGCGCGAATGATGAGGAGTGTTATAAAACCGAAAAAAATCGGTGTGCTTCAAAAAAAAAGAAAATGAGGAAAATTAAAATAAATCCGAAAAAGGCGACAGAACTACAACAGCAACAGCAAGAGGAACAAAGTCCGGTTGCTGCCGCTGCTGCTGCGACTGCTGAAGAAGCATTTTGTAAATATAATGAAGCAACCCAAAGGTGTGTTTATAATCCGGATCCAAATGCGAGCGCGAATGCCGAGGAGTGTTATAAAACCGAAAAAAATCGGTGTGCTTCAAAAAAGAAAATGAGGAAGATCAAAATAAATCCGAAAAAGATGAAAGAAAATACTGTTGAAAAAATAATAACTGATAAGATAGAAGAAGTATTACCGCCAGTAACAAGAAAAATAAAGATTGTTCCAAATAAAAAAATAAACAATGATTTTCTTTATCCGGATTTAAATGATGAAAATTTTAATATAAAAATATCAGAAAAAAAAGAATTCTATGATACAATGAATACTGAAAAAATATACAGAAATGAAGAACTTATAGAACATGCTGATAAAATGTGCAATGCAACATATGAATTGCAACAACATCAATATTTTGTAAAAAATTTCATGTCATTTCAAACACCGTATAATAGTTTACTACTGTATCATGGTCTAGGTTCCGGTAAAACATGTTCTGCAATTGGAATATCTGAAAATATGAGAGATTATTTGAATCAAATGGGAATAAAACAAGAAATAATTGTTATTTCAAGTATAAACGTAAAAAATAATTTCAAAAAAGAATTATTTGACGTTAGTAAATTGCATCGGAATGAATCAGGGAAATGGACGATAAGCGGATGTACTGGAAATAAGTATTTGAAAGAAATCAATTTGCAATTATTCGACACTGATAATGAAGTTGGTAATGCGCTAGAGGAAGAAAAGATTAAATTAAAAATAAAAAAACAGATTGACAAAATAATAAAAAAATCATATTTATTTTTTGGATATCAAAAGTTTTCATCGATTATAAAAATGTTGATTAGTGGAGAAGGAATTATACAAAAATCTAAACTCATTAAAAAAGGGATCGAAGGTGAAGAAGGCGAAGAGGAAGAAGAACTAGGTGAAGAAGAACTAGGTGAAGAAGAACTAGGTGAAGAAGAACTAGGTGAAGAGGAAGAGGAAGAAGAAGACGAAGGAGAAGAAGAAGAAGATGATGAAGAAGAACTAGGTGAAGAAGAAGATGATGAAGAAGAACTAGGTGAAGAAGAAGAAGAAGAAGAAGAAGAAGAAGAAGAAGAACTAGGTGAAGAAGAAGAAGAAGAAGAAGAAGAATTAAAAATGAAAATAAGTCGTGAAGGAATCAAAAGGCTTAGAAAGTATTTTAACAACAGGTTAATAATTATTGACGAAGTTCATAATTTAAAATCTAATAATAAAGATGCAGCTTATCTAATCAATCTTGTAAAATATGCAGAAAACTTGCGGTTATTATTTTTATCAGCGACACCAATGTTCAACGACCCGAAAGAAATCGTCTGGCTTTTAAATTTAATGCGAATCAATGACAGACGCCCTTGTATTTATTCGAGAGACTTGTTTGACTCTGATAATAATCTTTTAATTGTTGAAGGGAAACAAGTGGGGAGAGAGTTATTAAAAGAGGCATCTATTGGATATGTATCATATGTAAAAGGTGAAAATCCGTACACGTTTCCATACAGGATTTTCCCGTCGCAATTTTCTAAAAGCAATGCACTAAAACAGCAAGAAGTGTATAATGGAGAAACTAGAACAAGAGGGAGCATTTCTTATCCTAAAGTTACCTTCAACGGTAAAACAACCGTTCCTGGATTAGAACACGTGGATGTGTATGTTACTAATGTTGGAAAACATCAAAATGATGTGTACGAGAGAAAACTAGGAAAAATGGAGGACCCGGAAGTAAGGAGGAGGAATGTTGGGGAAGTTGAGGATATGGACGATTATATCGCGATGGGAGACATTAATGATAATAGTGCGCTTTCAGGATACACCATTAATGATTTGATTTCATTTCGGCAAATATTGAATATGACATACCCGTACAAGAACGACGAAGAAGATTTAGAATACACGTATGGAGAGAGAGGTTTGTTAAATGTTATGAGAAAAGAAAAAGGTCAGTATGCTTACAAAAATCCGAAGATTCGAATATTTTCACCGGAGCATGTTGGAGAGTATAGTTCGAAAATCAAATCCATCTGCGATAATATTGTTCCAAGTTACAACAAAAAATCGCCATCTAAAAGTTCGTTTTGCGAAGGGATTGTTCTGATTTACACTTATTTTATCGAGAGCGGAGTAATTCCAATGGCGCTTGCATTAGAGGAGTTGGGGTTTACAAGATATAAAAATGAAAATACATCATCCAAATCATTGTTTTCAAGTGCTTCTTCTGTAAAATCAAATGGGCTAAAATATGCACTAATAACGGGTAAACAATCTATTTCTCCAAACAATGACGTTGAAATTAATGCACTTCGTTCTGATAAAAATTTTGACGGTTCAAAATGTAAAGTTGTTATTATTTCAAAGTCAGGGTCGGAGGGAGTTGATTTGAAAAATATTCGTCAGATACACGTAATGGACCCGTGGTACAATATGAGCGCAGTCGAACAAATTATAGGTCGCGGAGTAAGAACTTGTAGTCACAAAAAATTGCCCTTTAACCAAAGAAATGTTCAAATTTTTCTGCATGCAAGCATTTTGGGAACAGGAAAAGAGTCTGCAGATTTAGCAATGTATCGTTTTTCTGAAACAAAAGCGGTGAAAATGGGCGTGGTTAGCAGAGTGCTGAAAGAATCTTCTGTTGATTGTATTTTGAATATAAATCAGGGTAACTTTACAGAACAAAATATTGATACCGAAATAGAGTTGACATTGTCTACGGGTGGTAATATTAATTATAGAATAGGTGACAAGCCATTTACATCCACGTGTGACTATATGAAAAGTTGTCAATACGCGTGCACTCCTGATGCTAAAATAAAAGAACAGGACGTTACAATGGGAACATTTAATGAAACATTTATTTTAATGAATGTTGAAAATATTATCAGAATAGTAAAATCTGCATTTAAAGAAAGGCATTTTTACACCAAAGAAGATTTGACTCATTTTATAAATCGTATAAAAACATATTCGGAGCTACAAATTAATTTTGCACTCACGCAAATGATAAATGATAAAAATGAATATATTTCTGATTATTACGGGAAATACGGAAATTTAATAAACATCGGTGATTATTATCTTTTTCAGCCGGTTGAATTAAATGACAAGATGATTAGTGTGTTTGAAAGAAGCACCCCAATTCCTTTCAAACGTGATAAAATAAATGTGAAAGCATCACAATCAGAAAAGGTAGTCCGCGAGAGAAGAGGTGAAAAGGAAAAAGAATCAAATGCGAGTGGAGAATATGAAAATGTGAAAAATATTATTTGGAATATTTCATATACATATAATTTAGCTATAAACACAACATCTAGTAAAAAAATTAAAAATGATATTGCAGACGCACAAGATCCTAAAATAAATTCAGGTGCAATACCCATGATTTCGAGAGATAGAATTTGGTATATTTATTGCAATGAAATGATAAAGGTGATTGAACGAGCAATAGATTTGGACGAAATACATTCGTATATTTTTATTCACATAATGGACCGGTTAACATTTAGCGAAATGAATTCACTCATATTAAATTTGAATAAGATTGAACACGTTTCAAAAAAAATAAATGATGAAGCCAATTTAAAAAAGGAGGAAGCAAAATATGAAGCATGTGTTTATGCGCCAACGTGCGCTAAGAATATATTAAAGTATTTAAGCCAGTTTGTTACAAAAATTCAAGGCGATTCTGGTGCGTATTTATTTGTTCCTTTAAAAGATGGGTCTGCTGCGTCTGCATCAAAAGGCGTTTCAATATATTATAAAAAAAAACAAGTAGACGAATGGAGCGCATTCAACCAAAGCGAGTTAACAAGTGACGAGCGTAATGGTTTGACAAGCAAATTTAAAATTGATAAAACGATATTTGCGCAATTTATGGGATTTTCGCAATATGTGAAAGATGGCGTTGCATTTAAAATAAAAGAAAATCAAAATCGAGGAAGTGTGTGCAGCACATCTCCAACAAAAAAACGCACGCTCCAAGACATATTACAAGAGTATAATTTTAAGCAACCTGTTGAAGTACCTCAAAATCTTACTCAAATAACATATTGTATATTGCAAGAGATTATTCTTCATTATTATAATGGCATCAAGTTAAATAATAAAAGATGGAATCTTAATATGGTAGAAGCTGTGTATTCTGTTTAATTGTTTAATCATAATTTAATTCGTTTGATATTATGAATTAAATATAATATAATAAATAAAAAAATTGAAAAAAAATATAGATAATATAAAGAATATATAATAGAGTATATTATATATACTATACAATGTCGTCATCGTCATCGTCGTCATCGTCATCGTCGTCACTTATACAAAAAAAATCATCACTATCATCATCATCTGTCCAAGTGGAAGAAAATGAATTATATTCAAAAACGGTTTTGACAACTAGGGTTGTTGTTCCATTTATTCTGGTTGGTTCGAATGTGGAAACGACAATAAAAAATACAATTTCTGCAAAAATGGAAGGTAAGTGCATTGTAGAAGGATATGTAAAGCCGGATTCTATCAGCATTATAAAATTTTCGAGCGGGACGCTTGCAAGTAAATATGTAGAATTTGAGGTTGTTTTCGAATGCAGCATTTGCTGCCCGGTTGAAGGCATGCGAATCTGCTGTTATGCTAAAAATATCACGCAGGCAGGTATACGAGCATTTACAAGTTTAGATGAAAAAAAGTCGCCGGTAATTATTTATGTATCACGCGACCATCATTCATCCAATTCATACTTTAATTCGGTGAATGAAAAAGATTTTATTTGTGTTCGCGTAATAGGTCAGCGTTTTGAGTTGAATGATAAACAAGTGTCAGTAATTGGCGAACTCATGCCCAAGAACACAGAAATTGTAAAGAAAAAAATTGTAATCACAAGAAGAGGGGCTGCCCCCCTTTAACCCCGTCCCTTTATAATCGCATAACATTTAAAATATCATATAAAAATGTTATTTCATGTTTTATCTATTTTTTTTGTAAAACAGCATAAAATTCATTTGAATTATATAATGAATGATAAATTCTATGAATTTTAAAATTTATTAAATTTAATTGAATTAGATTATTAATAATACTTGCAAACGAATTAGGTGTAAATTGAAGTGCATGTACGTCTATATAACCATTTGCATTATTAAATTCATCAATTGCATTAGTAATTGTAGAAACACCATGCTCATTTAAAATTGATGTTCCATGATTTTTATTCCAGTGTAAACCGCAATCATTATGACAAGTAAGAACTCTATGTTCTATTACCGATTTCAATGTATGTTTTGTCTGATTATCATAATATGAACCTAAAACATCTGCTATTGTTGTTTCTTTAATAAAATGATCGAACATGTATCTTTTATCCGGACATATGACAACGTAATAACCATTCGGATTTAATAAATATTCAACATCATTTAAATGTTTTACAAAATTAAATGTATGTTCTATTGAATGACAAGATAATACTATATCAAATTTCTCTTCTATACTTTTTAAATTAGCATCATTATTTACAAAATGAATCTCAGGAATATTATCAATTAGATGTGTTAAGTTATTTTTTTTTGCTACTTCTATTAATTCTTGTTTGTTAAATACATCAAAATATTTTACATTTTTTCCTTTTAATGTTGGATTATGAAATGGTGATATTTCTAAGCAAGAATCAAAATTATTCGTAACAAATAATGCCAAGTCATTTTTATGTGTTAGTTCACATGATATTCTACCTTCTTCTATACCATGATTTAGATAATGCTGATGTAAATCGTGTTCATTAAAATGACGTAAATCATTATGTTTTTCACGATATATAATCGCATTGTAGTCTTGAAAAAATTCAATCATATAATATTATATAATATTATATAATATTATTATATTATTATATTGTAATTCAAACGAAAATTCTTTTACATCTCTTTTGTGTCAGAGGGGATGCCCCTCTTCAAGTGAGAGATGTTTGAAGAAGATTGGTAAAGTTGTCGTGCGTTGGCTTTGCTTCAAAGTCGACAATATCTCCGGGTCCTCGTTCTAATTTGAATGTGGGATATCCTTTGACATCGAATTTATCTGCAAGCTGTTTTCCGTCGGAATCTTCGTCACAGTCAACACTTTTATAAAGTATGTTGTAATTTCCAACCTTTAAATTTTGGTTTTTGTTTACATATTCTTCCCAAATGGGTTTAGCTGTTTTACAGTGCGGACACCAACTTGTTCCAAACATGTAAAGTGTCGCAGTTTTTTCATTATCGGATGGCGGGGGGGCGTTATCTCCCATACTAGATGCGTACCCTTCTAATGACGAGCCTAAATATGAACCAACGTATTTTTTGTAGACATAGGCACCAATCCAAATAAACAAACACGCGATTAGAAACATTACCACCAGGTGTCGTTTAGAATAGATTGTTTCCAATGTTGTTTTTACAGATTTTGCTGAAATTGACATTTTTGTATTCTTGTTCTGTTCTGTTCTGTTATTCTGTTATTCTGTTATTTTGCTATATATAATAATTATACAATAAAATTATTTTACTTACGAATATTATTTTTTTAATGAAAAAATTTAATATTCTATTAATATAGTGAATATTATAGTGATTATATATTATAGTGATTATAACATTATTTATATTATGACGAATGTCTCTGAAAAAATGAAAAATAAAACGAAAAATAATAATGGCAAACTTATAAGAAATCAAAATAAAAAAACAAAAAAAAAGTCATCGTCTTCGGCATATGTATTTACTAAAAATGATTATAATAGCGGAGACGGAATGCTTACATCAGTATGGGGTCCTCCAATGTGGCATTTTTTACACACGATGAGTTTTAATTATCCCGTAAATCCTACTGCGGAAGATAAAAAACATTACTCTGATTTTGTCTATAGTTTAAGGTACGTACTACCCTGCAAATACTGCCGAATTAATTTAACTAGTAATTTGAAAGCAAACCCGATTCGCGAGTGCCATTTGAAATCAAGAGAAACATTCTCTAAATACATATATCGTCTTCATGAAATTGTGAATAAGAGACTGGATAAAAAATCAGGATTGTCTTATTGCGACGTTCGCGAGAGATATGAGCATTTTAGGTCAAGATGCACTAAAAATGACCCTCCTCCAAAAATATTTAATTTTTCAAAAAAGAAAGAAAAAGGATGCACTGAGCCGCTTTACGGACATAAAGCAAAATGTATTTTATCCATTGTGCCACAAACAAAAGATGTCCCATCCTTTCATGTCGACGACAAGTGTATTAAACATAGAGCGGATGCTGTACATGACTAATTATTCATTTTTTAATAATTAAATAAAGAATTTCAAATTATATTTCATTTAAAAAGATGAATATTATAATATATTTAAATTATATATTTATATTATAATACCAACGACCAATTCAACCATATCAGGTATGACAAGTAAAACAGATAATATTTTATTTTTAATTTTAGCATTATTGCTCGCGCTCATCGGTTCGTTCTTTTTAACACCGGTTCGAGAGAATTTTGTGTCACATCTTCTTCAACCGGGTGACTTTCCGGTAAGCGTAACGAAACCATTGTTGCAAGGAGACTATCCTCTTCAAAAAGGCGGAGGAGGATTGTCAGATTTAGACAGTAGATCCATGTCGGCATATTATCCCATATTTCCAAGTAGTTATCTTCAAAGAACGAACAATGTTCGATACTGGGCAACACCGAACAACGGCACATGCAGCCCTGCAAACATGTGCGGAACATTATACGAAAATAAAAAAATAAATATTCCAAAATTTCCTCCAAGCATTCCTTTTTCATCAAAAGATACGCGCGTTAATGTTTATGCGTATGATGCTGACGCTCCATCGGATATTTACGGAAACAACTGTTAAACGAGAGGGGGTCTTTTTGCCCCTAAATGTTTAAATCGATGTGACACACTCTTTGTGTTGTTTGTATTGTTTGTATTGTTTGTGTTGTTTGTATTGTTTGTGTTGTTGTTGTTCCCATCACCCCTTCTGAATTATATTCCTTCTTTGCATTCGCATTCGCATTTCTTTTAGGAGCTCTGTGCTCAAAACCGGTTTGTTTTTCGGTTTCAATTGTTTTCCATAATTCTTCTATTTTTACAACTGCATTTTTGAACCATTCCTTATTTCGCAAAACAAGCACACAGCTGTAAACGTCAAGTCGCCAGTAAATGTTTTTTATCCACGTTAGATTATCATGCGTGTTTATGGTTTCTTCAAACCACGCATCAAATGCCGTCTTGGTTGTAATGTCCAATGGAGCATACTGGTAAAACGGTTTCTCGTCTTTTGCAAAATACACAATAACGCCTCGTCTTTTTCCATTCAAATTATAATTCCAGTTTGAAGAATCGTTTGTTTCATCCGAGTCCGCATTAAATGCATCTTCATCTTCATATTCGGTAAATTTCGTTTCTTCAAAGTCGCATTCCGGTAAATTGCAAACCTCCATTTGAATCTGCATTTGAATCCAATAATCTTCCTTTGGAATTCCAGTTATCTCTCTAGATACAACATTCTTTATTTCAACCAAGCGACCGTAAAGCGGTGACAACGGACACACATTTATTCCATCCGGTGAAGCTCCGATAAAGTAATAGTTTGAATTTGGATGTCGAATGCAGCCAAATTCTTGGACTTTTGTGCCGTTTATTTCCTCATAGAGCTGTTTTGAAAGCACTTCATATTTTTGACCCCAGTGTAAAGGCGACTCTGTGTTGACGCGGCTGTATTTTGTCGGGTCAAATGGCATGCATTTTTCGTATATGAGCTGATTTTGCACAGACTGTGAACCAAACGCTTTCCATACTGAACTTGCGGTAACGAGTCCGTGACGGTGAGAATACCATTCATCCGTTTTTTGCTCTGGCTGATAAAGCGACTCTAAAAATTCTATTTTTTTTTTCATTTTTTCCAAGTTGGGAGACTTTCTTATAAACGAATACTTGTATGAACGATGTGGGCGAATAAATTTAAAATAGTCGTGCATTGCCACATTTATTAATTCGTCAATTTGACACGACATGACTGTTTCATTTTCGTCTTCACTGCAGTCGTCGTTTTCGCCGTCGTAGTCGTCATCGTCGTACTTTCTGTAGTTGATGGAAAAATGCAATATGGATTGCACGTGGTCATACACAATAGTTTCAAAATCAGGATTACTGAATAAAAGCGGGTTCGATTTAATTAATTCGTCAATTAAAATTAATGCTTCTTCGTGTAACAATCCCAAATCATCATCTGATAATGTTGGTTCTTCTATTTCCATTGCATCATCATGATCGTAGTCGTTGTTGTCTTCCTCATTTTCTTCGTCTTCCTCATTTTCCTCGTCTTCCTCATTAGGTACGTCATCCCCTTCTGAATGTGTTGTTATGGATGCGATATTCATCATTTTATCAATATCTAACAATGTGAGAGTGGTTTGGGTTGATTTTGATTTTTTTATTTTTTGTGTTTTCATTATGCGTTCAATGATTTTATTAAGGCTTTGATTAAGGTAGTGTGGTTAAACTGGTATAACAATTTCTTTTTAGATATTTTTTATAATCAATTTTTTACTTATTATACTTTATTAAAATAAAAATTGATTATAAAAAATAAATATAGATAGTTTACAACATATACTAGCTTAAAAAAATGGGTGCTTCCGCTTCGTTTTCTAGAGATGCAAATTCGTCGTCATCGTGCTTGATAGTTTCGATTGATGGAAATATTGGTTCGGGAAAAACAACAGGCAAGGCAAAATTGAGAGAATATATAATGTCGTTGAAAAAAAAGAAGGAAGACGATTCTATACTATTTGTAGACGAACCAACGGGTGACTGGGAACAAATCAAGGATGAAAACGGCGTTCCCATTTTGACAAATTTGTACCTTGACGTTAAACGGTTCGCATTCAGATTTCAAATGATGGCATACATTACCAGGCTGAAAAAAATAAGGGAAGCATTGAAAACGTCAAATGTTCGGCTAATTATTACAGAGCGCTGTCTTTTAACAGATGCACACGTCTTTGCCAAAATGCTTTATGATTCCAAAAAAATCGAACAGGACGAGTACGACATTTACACGAGATGGTTTGATGAGTTTGCAAAAGAGGTTGAGCCATCGTGCATCATATATTTCAAAGCAAGCACAGAAGTGTGCATGAATAGAATTCAGAAAAGAAATAGACCGGGAGAAAGTAATATTGGGTTTGAATATTTGGAAGATTGCAATAGGTATCACGATGAATGGTTGAACTCTGTTCCTTCAAAAATTACAATTCCGACGCTGATTTTAAATGCAGAGGTGGATTCAGAATTGTATGACTACAGTGCTGACATTTATCACTTTATCAACAGTTTGCGCGCTTCAAAAACGGTTGGAGTGATGCATCGTTTGAAAACTTATATTGATGGTAACCAGTTCAAAATGTATTCTTCGGAGGAGAAGGAAAACGCGGACAATTATTATGGTTGGTACCAGGAACCGCCGTCGCCGACATATAAAGATTCTCGAGAAGACCGAAAGAGCCTGTTAAGGCTTGGACACGCATCTTATTTACATTTTGATGCATAAAATATCGAGAACTTTTCGAGGTTTATATTTTAATATGTCTAATTCTCTCAAAGTTGTTGGAAATAATTCGCGACCATACACATCTTGAAGGAGCAGCCATTCAAACATTCCTCCGGTGTAAATATAGACGTGTTTTGCTCCCAATTTAACAAGTTGTTCATGTTTTGAATACACTTTTTCATCATTCGAATTCAATCCGTAAATTATTATTTTCGTTTTTTTTGAATTTGTTATAACATCATTTATAACTTCTTCTTCTTCGGCTATTGGAATTGTGTTTGGAATTAAACATGTCTGGAACATGGGGTCAAGCGTGTTGATTATTGCATATTTATTGTTGTTATTATTGTTGTTATTATTGTTATTATTATTGTTATTATTGTTGTTATTATTATAAGAATGTTTACACACCATTTGCATGTCTTCATAATTTATTTTAAATTTTGAGTTATTTGCTCCCATGAATAAATTTGTTTGATATTATAAGTATTTAAAAAATGAATATGAATATGTATGAATATACAAATGAATATTTAATAAGTATTAATATTCATTAATAAAAGACATTTTTTTATTTATTATAATAAATATGTTATAATAAATATGTTATAAAAAATATGTTTCATCTACCTTGCATACATGAGTCCACAGTTTCCGCCTACAAATGTGATCATATTGTATCTCTCTTCATAAATTGTCAAATTATAATTGTAGTCGTAAATTCTCCATGTCGGCTTATTGACGCCAATTGGAACATTGGTTTCCGGGTCACAAATTGTCAAGAAATTTGCGCTTGGGTCTAGCGGCGGATAAAATGTGGTAAATTCGAGCTCAATTGTTGAAAACTTGCTTGTGTTGATCGCGCCCGATGGTTGAAAATCTCTTGGGTCATTATTAAGGCAAAAATTGTAAACATAAAGTCCATCTGGAGCAGAACCACGACCACTCGTATATTTTTCGAGGTAGTTGTAAATTCCCGCATCTAGTACATTCTCTCTGTATTTTCCGTCTAATAAAATACCGCAATTTAACAATATATCTTTTTGATTTTCCACGCTGAATGACTGTGTCATGAAAAGTCCGGTGGGTTCATTCAACACGGGGTTCCATCCGGGACCATAGCACCCCACAATTGATGGGTCATCACAAACTGGCGGAGTCCACGTACACACGTATGATGGATCGGGAGGGTCGGGGGCTAAATCATGTGGTGCGGGAATCAATCCGACCGGTTTATAGTTGTAAGCCCAGTTTGAATAATTGCTCCATTCGTTGCGCAAATAAGCGTCGCTTCTTTGGAAAAAAAACATCCAAGTGCTTACCATTCCGAGCGTGCTTTGCAGCCACACGCGCCGACTTCCAGTGACATTTTCATAATTCCACTCGTAAATAGACTTGATGAGATATTGTTGGGGCATGGATGCAAATTGTTTGGACTCGTCGGCGGAGAGGAAACAGTACGTTGACATGAGGTGAATATCTGCGTTCCAGTCGCTTCGTGTTGAACTGTAATTAAGTTCAACGTTTGGAGGAGGTTGAATAAATCGATAAAACTGTTGCAAATTGTCGTTGAAATTTGGTTGAATGTAATTTGGCGTCGTGTATTCTGGGAAATAAGACGGCAGCGTATTATCTCCCGTGTTTACGTTGGAAACGTCACGAATTACAAAAAGTTCCTTCACAGGACGAAACGTGATGTCGATTTGAAGCTCATTGTACTGTAATGCAACCAACGGGAATGCCATTTTGCTGCTCATTGTAAACCAAGCATTAATGGGAATGTAAAGTTTTCTAAATCGTATAGACGGTTCAATTCCTGCCGGATTATTTGTGTAATTGTAAAATGCATTTGGGTATTTTCCATTGTTAGTTGACGAGTATGCAGGGTTATTCAATTCCGGTATATTTCCGGTCATTCTATTATAGAGTTCGCGCTCTGTTCCGTTGAAATTGCGCTGAACGAGTGCCAGCAAATAACCACCCGTAATTTTTTGAAGTGTTTGTCCTCCAACTGATATTGTAATGTCTTTAATCATTTGAGTTCCCACATTATCAATCCATTTGAATTCATATGGCGTCCATGATTGTCCGCAAGTTGTCGGAGGTAAAACAGGACTCCAAATATTTGGCAGCGTTACAACAATGTACGTGTCCATCAATAATTCTGCATATCGTGGGATGTAAAATGTAAATTTAGAATCTTCACTCATTCTCAAATTTCTTTGACCGTTGAAATCAATTCTAAATTTTTGTAAACCAAAATTTGTGTA